ACAATTTGGTTTCTCACCGGGGTTAGTTCTAACGGCTTTTTTGTTGCCCCTTTCACTTCTGACCGGACTCCATCCGTAACAAGAGTTCAGCCTGACTGCGTGGAAGAAAAGGGCTACACGGTACGACCTATGTCTAGGGGGCAGTTCCCGAACAATCCGTGCGACTGGTCTGATCATCAAGTCGAGGGGCTTAACGAAAGTTAGCATGATGATGCCATAAGGCGGGTGAACCTCCTCTCTTACTCCAATGTTTACACTGGGGTAGGGGGGTCTTTGGGGTGAATTTATCAACAAGCCCCGCCAAGGGGCGTTAAACAGGGAGAGACAATGAAAGACGAGGTAACCAAGCTTTGCATGGAAAGCTATAACCAAGGGATCAATGACGAAATTAAGGCAATGCTGATGACCATTGAAGCCTTGTACGACTCAGAAGATCCAACGCCAATGTATCAAGCTGGATACAACCATGCGCTTAGTCACATGGAAGAATTTATCATAAGGAGAACAAAGTGAGAATCTATTTGATCGCAAGTAATTGGAGAATTTATGTACAAATTTGAGGTGATTGTCAAAAAGCATGGCAAGGAAATGTTTAACTTTGGGATAACACAAGCGGAGTTGGATATTGCTGACAAGCTTGGTGTTTCAAAGCGTGAATATATTGAGCAACTGTGCAAACTTAAAGCGGAGCAATTTAAAAATGAGAATCTATTTGATAGCAAGTAATCGGGGTGTCAGGCTTGTCAGGGCTAATCACCGTTCACAGGCTTTGTCATTCGTGGCATCACAGGAATTGACTGTTCGTGTGGCATCACAGGATGATCTGGTTAAATATCTGGCAGAGGGGCAGTTGGTTGAGACTGCCGTTCCTCCTGATCAAGGCAAATTGGACTTGGAATGATTGTTTCCATGACTCCATCTGAAGCTTCGATAGCGTTAACCCTAGCTGTGATGAGAAACACCACCGCTCGTCAAAACAATGTTGCAGATAAACAAATGGGGAAACAGAATCCAATTGAGATTGATCGGGACGGCATCCTTGCAGAGATGGCGTTTGGGAAGCAGTTCAATTTGTACCCTGACCTGTCTGTGTACCCCCGCAAGGGGGGTGCTGATCTGGTCACTCATGCTGGCTTAAAGTTAGACATCAAGGCCACCAGATACAAATCTGGAAGACTTTTGATTCACATTGACAAGCCGGTAGAAGAGGTGGATATTTATGTACTTGGCATTGTTGACGGCGACACCGTTGACTTTGTCGGGTATATCAAATCCGCAGATGCAATACAACCACAGAATTTAAATGACTTGGGTCACGGCTCAGGTTATGTCATTGAACAAAAGAACCTCAAGAAATTTAAGGAACAACATGGAAACTGATTTAAACAACATGACGATGCGGGATTTCTTTGCTGCGTTGGTGATGATTGGCGCTAATGCCGCCAGCCAAGAAAAACCCTATATGTCCAAGATGGATTTGGCTTTGGATGCCTATGACTACGCAGATGCAATGATTATTGCAAGGGAGACTGATGATGCCTCGTGACTACAGAAAAGAGTATGACAACTACCAAGGTCAACCAGAACAAATAAAGAACAGGGCAGAAAGAAACGCAGCCCGTGCCAAGCTAAAGAAAAAGGGCGCTCCAGTTGCTGGCAAAGATGTCGCCCATGTCAAAGCATTATCAAAAGGCGGGTCAAACAAGGATGGCGTAAAGATTCAAACGGCAGCCCAGAACAGATCGTTTAAACGCAACTCTAATGGCAGCATGAAATGAATCCCGACTTTGTCGAGCAATTCAATTTCAACGAATCAACACGGGTAGCTTGCCCGTTGTGTTCACCAGAGCGCAGAAAGCAAAACTCAAAAGACATGACCCTGACCCGTAAACCTGACGGGGCTGTTGTCTACCACTGCCATCATTGTTATGCAAACGGATCAATCCAACCACCCAAGGAGCGCCAATTGTCTGCCGTCCCAGCACAAACTATCATAAACAACAAACTTCAACCTCATCACTACGCATGGCTTGCGGGGCGAGGGATCTCAAAAGAAACCGCAGATAGGATGAAGCTGTTTGCTTCTGATAAATACTTTGGTCGTTTAAACAAAACATCAGATGCCATTGGTTTCCCTTACTACCGCAACGGCGCATTGGTATCAGCCAAGTACCGAAGCTTTCCAGAGAAAGACTTTACACAGGAAGCTGGCGGGGCGCATGACTTCTTTGGGATTGATCAGGTAGAGAAGGGAAAGCCAATCGTTATTGTCGAAGGTGAGATTGATTGCCTGACATTGATGGAAGCAGGGATAGCAAATGTGGTGTCAGTCCCAAGCGGCGCACCCATCAAGGTGGCAGATGGCAAGGTATCGGCCTCAGAGGACAAGATGTTTGCTTATGTATGGAATGCACGGGACATCATAGATGCCGCACCCTACGTCATCCTAGCCACAGACCAAGACAGCGCAGGACAAGCATTAGCCGAAGAGCTTGCAAGAAGAATAGGCAAAGAGAAATGCAGGGTAGCCAAGTTTGACAAGAAAGATTTAAACGAAGTATTCCTAGATGATGACCCTACACGGACTGGGAGGGAGGCGATATCCGAGATCCTTGACTCCGCAGCCGCATACCCAATTGCCGGACTCAGCGATGCAGGCTTGTACTACGACCGTTTAAACGATCTATTTGCGAAGGGTACAGGCAAAGGCTTCAGCACCGGCTACGCTTCAGTCGATACCGTTTACACAGTAGCACCGGCGCAGCTTACTGTTGTCACAGGTTACCCAAGCTCAGGCAAATCTAACTTCATTGATCAGGTCATGGTGAATTTAGCAAGAGGGGCAGATTGGAAGTTCGCCATATGTTCCTTTGAGAATCAGCCAGAGATACACATCAGTAGGCTGATGGAGATTTACACCAAGAAAAGATTCTTTGATGGGCGTGAGCGGATGACGCAGTCAGAAAAAAACAATGCGTTTAAATGGGTGCAGGAACATTTCCTGTTCATAGATACAAACGGCGAAGAGCCAAGCACCCTTGACTCAATACTTGACAGGGCAAGAGTCGCAGTAAAGCGGATGGGCGTAAGAGGATTGGTGATCGACCCCTACAACTACATTGAGCTAGACAAATCGAATTCCACAGAAACTGAAGCTATCAGCAACATGCTGACAAGGGTTCAAAAGTTCTGCAAGGCACATGATGTACACACATGGTTCATCGCTCACCCCTCAAAGATCAACAGGTCAGGCGTGGAACAACCCCGTCCAGATGGTATGTCAATCAGCGGATCAATGGCATGGTGGGCAAAGACAGACTGCGGCATCACCGTTCACCGTCAGGATCAGTATGTCGAGATAGCAGTATGGAAATCTCGGTATCGGTGGGTTGGAACACAAGGTGAAACGACCCTGCTCTACAACAAGACAAGCGGCACATACGAGGAAAACTTAGACAAGTTCTAGCGTTTAAACAGTTAGAGCTGCGAAGGCGGAGCTGGCTGCCTGCTGGCTGCATAAGATTTCTTATGTGTGTTTAAACGTTAAACCTTCACCCGGGATGGCCGGGAAGCTCACGAGATGATCCTGCGTTTAAACAATCACCAAAATTCAGGGAGTAAAAAAAAGCCCAGCACTGGGCTGGGCAAGTCACTCACAAGTGAGCGTGGAAATAGGCACGGGTTAGCTTGTCATATCTACCGACAATTCTGCGTTTTCGATCCTTACCCATGCGGTATAACTCCCAGATTCCACCGTTGTACCTGATGAATCTCTCATTGGCATCGATGAATCGCTCATCATTCTGTAGGTCAACGAGATGTCCATATCGGTATGCGGTCTTAAGAAAGTTCGGGTCACGGTCAGTTACTACCTTGACTGATCGCATTCAACGCCCAGTGTGTCACCGTAAAGCAAAGGGACACCCTTAACGGTCAATGGCTTTCCATCAGTCATGCTCTCAAGGTAGTAGTCAATTGCACTTGAGACAACCCGCCAGTTAACACCGACATTCGCATCATGCCCGTCAGCGACCAAGCGAAGTACGTTTAAACAGTCCCCGTCAGTGAAGTGTTCAGCCTCGTCAATGTTTTCTGTATCGATAACATTTCGAACATCATCAATGCCCCACTCGTCACGCAGAACATACTCGTCATTGTTGCTGTCAAAGATAAATCTAGCCATTTGTTTTCTCCTTTAAATTACTGTTCCATTCCCATTGCAGTCGGGGCAATATTTATAAATAGGCACAAGTCCACCGCTATCGTCAATGTCCATACCTTGGTCAGTCCAATAGGCTTGACAACTTTCGCACCCATGCGTGTCTTGCCAAATTGATTCTGCTTGTTCTTCAACCTCTTTCAATGCCGCATAAAACCGCTTGCTAAATTCGCTAGGTTCCTCGTCCAATTGCTTGGCCTCCACTTCAATGTTATCAGTCCCATAATCTACCCCTTCAACTATGCTTCCAACAGTAAGAGAAACCACTAATTCACCTCGCTCATCCATTGTTTGCCATGTTCCTAATTGTCGCAATTCATCAGCTTCTAAGGTTTTTTGCACAATTTGTTCATGGTAATCATCAAAACAAGTGCCAGTAATTTTTAAATATTCAATGGTTGCACACATATACGCCCCGCAATCGGTATATTTGTACACGTGTCGATAAAGTTCTGCGGGGCTTGCAGCATCAGGAAATGCTTCTGCAAAAAAGCGATTACTTAATTGTTCTGTATTTTCTAAATAGTTTGTCATGATTAACCTCCAAAGTTGGGTGGTGAGTGATCGAAGCCAGCATCTTCAAAGAACTTGTCTACATTCCGGCATAGGTGAAAGAACTCGTCTTCGTCTTCTTCGTTGCCAGTAACTGGGTGCAGCTGATCCATGTCTGTGCAGAAATCGACCCCGTCCCTGTAGTGGCCAATATATCCCATGCCCTGCTCTATGTATGTGGCCTCGACCTTGAACCCCATGGCCTCTAGAGCGTGATAGATGGCCTCCGGTGGGCTCCAAGCTGTGTCAAAGTAAATCGTCACGGCATTGCCCTCAATCTCGTAAACTTCGGGGCTGTCTGCAATGCTCATGTCCCACTTGGTGCCCCACTCTGCCATACAGAAGCCATGCCAATTTTTATAGCCGTAATGCTTTAGGTTATCGGCCTCTAAAGTTTCGAGCTCGGCCTGCTCGGCGGTACCTTTGCCAAGAAACCCGGCTGTAATTTTTAAGTCTTCAGGCACCGGGCGGATCATTTGAAAGATCGCTGGGTTTTCTTTCGCGGCAACAGCGCGCGCCAGCTCACCGACAATATCGGATAGCTTTTTCTCTGAATCTGCACTTGTTGCGACAAGTTTTAATGAATTTGAGCACCAATTTGGCATAAAAAATCTCCGTTTTGTTGAGTTAATTAACAATGTTAATTAGGAAATAGCCTCGTTTTACTGGCTTAGATACTTAGAAAAATAGCCTCATGCTACTAGCTTAAAAGCTTGTTCATGGGCTGCCTGTCCGGCCCGGGGGCCGGTGCGTGGTGGGCGGCGGGTGGTTAGTGCTGGGCCTCGTTATATCCGCGCACATAAAGGCGCCGGGCCTCGTCTCTGTCGGCCTCTGCTTCGAGCGCCAGCAGCAGATCAAAATTTTGGATTGCAGCCCGGGCGCGCGCTGCGTTTTTGGCTTTAATGGCCCGGCCTACTGTGTAGCCGGCTTTTATATAGGTGTGTTCAGTTTGTTTCATGATTCCACGCTGAAAGTAGCGGGCCGGCGTTGTATGCCGGCGCCGCTGGGTTTGAGAATAGGCCCGGGCCCCGGGTGCGGCGGCCCCAAGCGTCATGGGCGGCTAGGTTCACCAACAGCCCGCGTTTAACTGCGTTATAAACCTGATTGCGCGTGTATCCATCGGCCAGCAGCTGGGCCATGGTGCGCGGTTCTGTAATGCTCATATGGTGCAACACCCACAACATGGCGCATCTTCACAACGGCCCTGTTTGTTGCGGTAGAA